TGCTATCGCCTTAAATGAATTTGAGTGCCTCACTCATATTTAACTCTTACCATAGGATTTCAGGAGAATTTCGAAAGAATACAAAACCAAACTCCTTTTGTAAATCTTCTATCTACTCAATTATCATTACTAAGTGCAATCAAACTAAATAACAGCATATCAAATCGTACTTCTACGAATCGATAGCCCTGACATTTCGCAAACGTAGCAAGCAGTAACACGATTATCATTATTTGTGCTACATCATTCTTGCATGGCCGTGCGCATAAACGAAGGCTACAACCTCTATAACAGAAGGACGCCTCTTCGGCGTCTTCTTTTCAGGACCCCATGTCAAATCAATAAGCTGCGCAGGAGTAGCGTATTTGAACTCCTGGAGACCTCGTTCGCATCGCTTAGCTAAATTCCTAATCAAGCTGCTTGACCCCCGTCGTAGTTATTCCAATCCGGCTGGACTGACTGAGAGACCATGCCAATTCCTGGACCGCCGGGAGTAACATATCCTGTGAACTTACCTCCGGGCCTCCCATACTTAGGCTCAACTACTGCCGTTGCAACGATATCGGCGTAGACGCTCAGGAATTTATCCTGGTCACTTACCGTCGCGACCAATGCCTTGAATTGAGCTGGAGACACATCGACGATGTAGACATCCTGGCCATTGTTGAGGTCAAGGAGCCTGACTTGGACTTGCTTACCGACGCCTGCCATGTTTCCTATGATTGAGCCCATGACGGATGCCACGTTGAGAGTTTCACCAGAGATGATGTATCCGTTATCGACGGGTTGGACTGTTACGACTATGCCTTGCTGCGCGAACGCATCCTCAATCGCGTTACCTGATACGAATCCTATGCTGGCCACCAGCACTATCAATGCTATAATTATTTTTTGCACTTGTATCGCCTCCGAGCCTCACGCTCAATAATTTCAACATCGGTTCCAGTCGCGTTTGCAATTACCTGGCAGATGTTATTAAACCTGAAGTCATTAGAGACCTCATCGTCCACCAGTTTTGATATGGCTCCGACTGTGTAGCCGGCTTTCCAGAGTTCCAGTATCATCCTATGACCTTCCTAACCTGCACTGAATAATCTATAATTCCACCAGCTTTTACGTATCGGGTAACGACGCCAATTCCTCGAAGAACCTGGCCTTCAACGGCCTCTATAAGCTCTCGGGGCGGGCGCTGCTGCCAAACGTGATGGATGTCAGCTACTTTTTGAAGCTTGTGGTCTTTCACGATGAGCACCTCGTTTTCTCGGGTGCAGCGGACTATACCATGAGGCGCGTAGCCATGTTTCTCGGCTTTGAACCTCACACCAACCTCTTTGCCAACGAGTGGCTCCAACTCAGCTCGCATACTACTACATAGCACGCACTATTATATAAGGCTATCGCTTGAACTCAGCTGGAAAGCACAAATCTGCGCCAATGCCTATGCGACCTAGCTCCTCAGCCCACTTGACAAAGTTTCCAGAGCCTGCGAATGGGTCAACCACTAAATCGCCTTTAATTGTATATTTTTCGATGAATCTGGACGCCCCCTTTGATTGCTGCCAAGGGTGCAGGTCCTTCTCTTGCTGGTTTGATACTATATAGTCATTTATATTTCTGCCATGCTTATTTTTAGCGTAATACAGAATAGGTTTCCAGGCACTAGAAACATTTGACCCCAGCTGACTGCGCGAGCCACCGTGATAAAGGCAGCCAGTCCACAGATACGTTAGCTCTTTGCCCAATCGCGACATGACCTCTGGCAGATGTGCCTGGCCACTATAGGTTACAAGGATGCCGGTCTCAGTGAGCTTTGCGCGAGCAAACTTTGCGAGCTTGGACCATTCTGGCAAATAGCGCTTTGGATACGGTGGGTCAGTGAGAATGAGTTGGACAGAATTGTCGGGGATTGAACTTAGAACTTCCTGGAAATCACCAATGTAAATCATGGTCGAACCTCGTTTTTAATGTTTTTCACGGCCTTAGCCGATTGCGGTAATTCTTCGCTAAAATTGATATTAGGCCCATAGAGGGCCCAAATATTTCTGAGTACGAACTATTGCACATCAGCCTTCAAAACGTCCTCATATGCCAGGATAATAATCACGGCGTCGGCCGTTCTTCCTTTTTCCGCCAGGGTTAGGATACACTGACGAAGGTACTCAGCTGTCATTCATATCTCGATAAAACTCTGCTGGAACCGCGAGTGTCTCGGCATCTTCCAGGCTGTGGTCACGAGGACCTACTTCTGTTGTGAAGCTATAAGGCTCTGGCGCTACATTAGCACTATTGGTAGCGTTCTCCATCTCAGCGCAGGCCTGTGCACGATAGGACGCGGCTATCTGGCTATATCTGATGGCCATGGGGCCTAACGTCTTGTCAGCCATTTGTGAATATTTTCCAGATGCTGCGACACAAGCATGATGTGCTGCGAGATGCCAATTACCATTGCCCTCAGCCCAGAAGTACGCGAGTTCCTGGTCCGCGAAGATGCAGGTGCTGGCAGAGGGTGCCTTGTCGCCGGTGTCTCCAAGCAGTAATCGTAGCAGGTCTCGCTGACCTGCAACGGTATTAGTGCCGGGTGCATAAGAATATGTATATGTAGGTAGGACTATAAATATTCCTCCATTAAGTCTTTTGTATATATGTAATTACTATGCTCGCGGGTCGGTTCTCAGTAGCCGTGGTCGTTACAGTTGAGCCGGAGTGCCCGTGAGCCTGGCTACCGCCTATGTAGCTGGTTGTGCCATTGAACGTTAGTTCCTGATTGCCCCATGACTCTATCGAATAGTGATAGCCGCCATACATGGTGTATGGGTTATGCGTGTCAGTAAACGAGTGACTATGGGTAGGAAGCTCAGAGTCAGTAAGGACGTGGGTCGCGACGTTTAGGGTATTTGTCGAAGCGATTGATGCCGCACCACCAGTAGCACCTGGAGAATAGGCACCGCCAGCACCTATAACAAACTGGCCACGTAGGTCGCGAGTGCCATCACTACCATCACATAGATGCCAGCCCGCTGGAGCTACTGAGCCATGATACATAGCAATTACACCAGTAGCTAGACCTGATGCAATAAAATCTGTATATTCCATATTCCCGCTGGAGTGATAGATTTTATCTGCATCGAACCCGGAACCCGCGCCATCATTTCCAGCATACCAAAATTGGGATTGCATCTCACTCTTGGTGTAGTAGAGAGTATCGTGAGTATGGCCTAAAAAATATAGATATCCATCATCATATTGGGTCTCAGCATTATTCATATTAGTCGTTGTTATCTTAGTATCGTGCGCCCAAGTTGTCTTCATGTATGTCATTTAAATTACCTCTTTTCTATAATATATAGGGTGTAGTAGGGTGGAATATTAGCTTCTGCGTTGTAGGTTACCGATGCAGTATGGGTATGGCCACCATCAGTGCCAACGTATCCGGTATTAATGGTCTGAGTCAATGGGCTGGCTCCTGCATTGCCTCCGTAAGCGAAGGTATAGCTCAAGCTTCCAGCGTATCCGGCTGGAGTGTTCGCGTACTTATCTGAGTAAGCGTGTGCGTGATAAGGCATTTCAGCAGTGGTCAGGGCAAACGAAGCTACCGATGCAGTACTAAATTGTGGTGTAACGGAATCATTACCATGATATGAGCCTACTGTATACGCTCCACCAGTTCCTACGACAAACCTATCGCGGCAATCTAGGGTTCCATTGGAACCATCTGCTACATACCATCCGGTAGGTATAGAGCCAGCTGCCTTCGACCACCAGACCATCGAACCCGTAGGTAATCCGGCCTGGATGATATCCGAGGCATGATGGCCATCGAGGAGGTCTGCGTCCATATCAGTGCCGTTACCCATGAAGGTGCTGTTAAAGAAGGTTGTAGTGGCTTCGAGAGGTTTATAATATCGGGTGTCGTGGTTATGACCATTCATAAAATTTGAGTAAAGTTCATCATACTGCGATTCCAAGTGATTCAGAGATTCTGCGCTGACCCTAGTAGTTGTTGTCCACGTTGTTTTTGTATAAACCATAGTTATGCCTCCTTGATTATGTAGCACAGAGCCATATAATTTGGTAGATTTGAGGTCGTTCCAGAGATAGAGCTTCCTGGATGGCCGTGAGCTGCACCGTTACCTGTGCTGGAAGTGTTTGCTGCATAGCCTTGTGAAGCGCCTGTCTCAGCCGTGCCATATGAGCCATCGTTACCGGCGGTGCCAGGCGTGTAATGGTCTACTAGAGTATGTCGGTGCTGGGGAATTTCACCAGTTGTAAGTGCGTGAGTACCGATAGTCACATCAGATGTCGTTTGGGTAGATGTAGCTGAGCCACCTGTAACACCCAATCCATAGGTGCCTACAGTTCTAGGGAATTTGCCTCGTAGGTCCGGAGTATTTGCATCGCGACCATCGCAAAGGTGCCAGCCTGATGGGATATCTACAACTGCGCCTGACCAAATGGCGATGACACCTGGAGTAACCTGACCCGCTAGGAGTTGTGCAGCGGTATTTCCATCGACCTTATAGCACACTGCGCCACTGCCAGTGCCATCATTACTGGTAGTCCAAAAGGTTGAATCGCTGGTGGTCTTGGATATGTATGTGCCGGTATGGGTTGTAATAGTTAAATAGTCGACCATTTCGTCGTATTGGGTTTCTAGATTATTCATCCAAGTGGCTTTCTGAGTTCCAGTGCCTGCTTTCTCTTCCCATGAATGCTTCGTGTATGTCATAACGACCTCCAAAAAGTTGGGCAAAAGCCCAACCTACATCCTCTGAG